GAGCTATAGCTATTGGTTACCAAGCAGAAGCAGGTGCGGCACAGTCTTTTGCTGGAGGGGATGGTGCTACAATTGCTAGCACGGGTACATCAGCCGTAGCACTTGGAACATCCTACGCCTCTGGCACAGACAGCTTCGCAGCCGCTATAACTAACAACACCTCTAGCTACGGTGCCACTGGTGCTAATAGTATTGCGATTGGTAAACAGGCCAGCGCAAGTTCAACTGAAGCCGTTGCTATTGGTGGTAATTTCCAAACTGCAAGTGCTACATATTCTTCAACAATAGGCGGTACATTTAATACCAATCAAGGCAGTAGGGCAATTATTGCGGGTGGTCAATCCAACACAATTGATATTGCTGCCCAATATAGTGTAATTGTTGGTGGCAACAACAATAATGTTACGGGAGAGAGAGGTGTAATTGTTGGCGGTGCTAACAATGAAGCCAATGCTTCTCACACTTTTGCCACAGGCGAGTATGCAAAGGCTGCTGAAATAGGTAAACTCGCAAGGGCCACTGGAAGATTTTCTGCTGATGGTGATGCACAAGGTGGTCAATTTATTCTTCGTGCAGACACTACAGATGCAACCGCAACAGTTCTTACTACAAACAACAGCACAGCGGGAAGCACTAACCAGATCGTAGCAGCCAGTGACACTTGCATTACCTTTGATGGTACGATTACTGCCATGCAAAACGGTGCACAAGCCTATGCCTCATGGAAGATTGAAGGGTTGCTGGTGAATGACGGTGGCACAACAACACTTGCTAACAGTGCCACAACAGTAATTTCAAATGCAGATGGCTGGGGTATGGCTCTCTCAGCAGATAACACAAACAATGCCCTTGCTATCACGGTAACTGGTGAGGCAGCGCATAACATTCGTTGGGTGGCAAATATCAGAACCACCGAAGTAACTTACGCCTAAAGGAGAAACTAACAATGGCTATTCAAAATAATATCGCAGAAGGGGCAAGCCAATATGGTATCGCCTTTAATAATGCATACTACCGCATCGTAACGGCAAGTGTATCACGTCAACGTGGCACTGACCCTAAGTTTTCTGTAATGATTGACTTGTCAGCATATGCCACAAGCACACCTACAGATGATACTCGTGAGGTAGACTTTAAACGGTATCACGCAAACCTAGATGACATCAACGCATCATCAGGAGATGCTTTCCTTGATAAGTGCTACTCTTGGGTTATGGCTCAAGACGATATGGCGGGATCAACGGCAGTATAAGCCCTCTAAGCCTACGGAGTAACTAAATGTTTGGTTTGCACCCTATAGCTGCTGCGCCTTTTGCAGATGCGGGTGTAACGTCTATTGTTTACGAGCTTACCGCGTCTGCTGTCACTACGGGTGCGCCTTCCGTAGACCAAACGTCTATTTTAGTGGTCATTTCTATTGCTGCAAACGGAATAACGACACAAGCGCCAGAGTTGGCTTCTACGCAAATCAATCAGGGCCACGTTCTTACCGCCTCTGACATCACTTCTGCCGCGCCTGTGGTCGATGATCTCGCAATGTCAGAGGAAGAGACGCTGGCGGGTGATGATGTCACAACGGGTGCGCCTGTCATTGATAATGTAGTGTTCTTACAAGAGCATGTTCTGGCTGGTGATGGGTTTGCCGCTGACACTCCTGTCATTGGGCCGACAAACATTGTGCAAACGCACGTTCTAACGCTTTCTGACGTTACGGCTGGCGCTGTTGAAGTCCAAAGCCCAAGCATAAATCAGACGCACGTTATCACGCCGACAGGTGTTGCGGCGGGTGCGCCTGTGCTTGGCTCGCCAGCAATGCTGGTGAAATATAACTTTGTGGCAGACGATCTAACGGGCGCAGCGCCTGTTACGGGGCAACCTACGATCACTCAAGAACACGTTCTTGGCGCTGACAATGTTTTGGCTGGTGTGATTGTTCTTGATGGGCTGGTCAAGTTTGTTTGGACGGAGCAAACGGTTACAGCGGAAACTTGGACCGATCAAACAACAGGGTCGGAGATTTGGACTGATCAAACGGTAAGTGCGGAAACATGGACGGAAGCCGCATAGTGTGATATTTTGCACAAAAGGAGTTTAGCATGGCTATTTCGATCACTCGCCCGACCGTGGGTGCGTCAACTGACACATGGGGCACCACCCTTAATACGGGTCTTGAAGCCCTTGAAAGCACGTTAAACGGTACTGGCACTGGAAAAGTAAAAATTGAACCGGACCTCACGGAAGGCTCATGGTCAATTAACGGCACCGCGGTTGCCTCGACGGCGGCTGAATTAAATAAATTAAATACTGCGTCCGTAACTACCGCGGAGCTTGACCTGCTTAACACTGCCGTCAGCAATACAGTCGTAAACTCAAAGGCGGTCATTTATGGGTCAGCGGGTGAAATAGCCAGCGGAGCGATTACAGCAACAAGCTCTGTTACTGGAACCAGCTTTGAAATTGGAGACTGGAAGATCTACGTTTCCGGCACAGATTTAAAGTTTCAGTACAGTAGCGTTGATGTTTTCAAAATATCGACTACGGGCGAAGTGACCGCAGAGGGTGACATTACAGCATTTGGAAGTGCATAATGACGATTACTTCAAATGAAAATTTTGGCCATGGTAATACTCCTGTATCTTTAAGTGAGCTTAGAGATTTCTATGGAAAAAGTAATCCCGTTTCGCTAAACGCCACCTTTAACGGCGGGCAAAGCGTAGTGCCCGATAGCTTGCCCGCGGCGGGTACTGAGACGTCTTTTGGGGATTTTCGTAACGCATACCGTGTTTTAAGGAAAAAAGGCACAACACAAACAATTGCCAGCGGTACGTCGTGGACACCGGCCCAAGCAGACTGCGTTCAGTATAATGTTTATGTTGTTGGCGGCGGTGGTGGGGGCAGCGTTGTGGCTGGTACGGGTGGCGCTCAAGGTGGATGCGGGGGCGGAACGGCTTTAGGTATTTATACGTCCTCCACGGATAACATAACTAGCGCAATAATTTCCATTGGGGCCGGTGGCGCAAGTAGAAGCAGAACAACAACCGGAGATGGAGGCGCCGAAGCTCTTACTGGAAATAGCGGAGGAAGCACTGTGTTTAATCCAAATGGAGACGGGCCAACATTAACTGGAGGGGCTGGTGCGGGCGGCAGAGGTGTAACATCTGGCACTGTTTCAGCCACTGCCGGCGGAACGGCGACTGGCGGCGACAGTAACTTTGCCGGCAACGGGCAGGCCGCAACATCTGGCAAAACAATTGGCGCAGGCCCAAATTTAGGCAGCGGCGGTTCGACAAAGCCCACAGAATGGGGGACTGACGTGACCGCCTCTTTTGCAGTTGGCTCCCCAGCGGCAGAGTATTTCGATGGCGCTAATATTGTTTACACCGCTGGATCAGCATCTCCCTACGGTGCCGGAGGCGCTGCCGCAAGGCGTTACCCTTCGGGGGATGCGTCTTTCGTCATTACTTCTGGCTCAGGCTCGCAAGGCGCAATCTTTGTAACTTATTACGAGTTAAACTCATGACACTTTTGGCTTTGGACATCCCCGCTGGGTTCTACAGAAACGGCACGGACCTTGAGCAATCAAACCGCTGGCGCGATGGCAGCTTGGTGCGTTGGCGTGATGGCAGCTTGCGCCCCGTAAAGGGCTGGAGCGAGCGCAAAACGTCATTTAGCACAAACACCATTCGCGGAATGCATGCTTGGGAGAGTTTGGACGGGTCCGTATATCTTGCTGGCGGATCGTACAACGAGCTTGTGGCCATGGTGGGCTCTAACACGCTTTATGATATTACGCCTTCCGACTTAAACTCAGGCGTGGAAAGGGCTTCCATAATTACCGGCTACGGATACGGCGATTATGGCGCAGAAGATTATGGCAATGAGCGTGAAGATTACGGAAACTACTCAGAAGCGACAGTGTGGTCGCTAGACAACTTTGGCGAATACTTAGTCGCGTGCAGCGCCAAGGTGGGTGGTAATGGCGATGGACGGCTTCTTGAGTGGCAGCTTGGGGTAACAACAGGATCAGAACTTGTGATAAATGGGGGCTTCGCGGTGTCTACTGGTTGGACACTAGGCTCTGGGTGGAGCGTAACTGGCGGGGTAGCAAAATTCACTGCAAACACTACAGTATCAAATCTTGAGCAAACTATAGGCAGCCTAAGTAGCGGCGAAACATACTATTTAGCGCTATCCTTGATTGATCCAGACGTTGACGGTGACGAAGCAACAATTCCATCTGCAAAGGTAAAGGTACTAGGAACAAACACATCAACTACTCTGCTAGACGAGACTTTGAATGTCGGAAGCAATACATTTCAATTTAAAACTGATGATACGTCTATAGATATACAAATTTATGCGGCAAGTAATACTGAACCAGAGTTACATGTTGATGAAGTTTCATTTAAATTGGGCATAACCGCAGCGGCAATCTCAAATGCGCCGATAGATTGCCTTGGCCTAGTTGTAACGGAAGAGCGTTTTTTATTTGCTCTTGGCGGCAGGTTTCCGGCGGAAAGCTACGCAAACCCGCGCAAAGTGTACTGGTGCGATCAGGAGGACAATACGACATGGACCGCGGCCACTACGAACCAAGCGGGCAGTCAGGAGCTTCAGACAAGCGGAATGATAATGCAGGGCTTACGGACGCGCGGCCAGACGTTAATCATTACAGACATAGACGCCCACGTCGCTCGATATGTAGGTAGCCCGTTTATCTTTGGATTTGAAAGGGTAGGCACCGCGTGCGGCGCCATATCGCGCAAAGCCGCAGTCGATGTTGATATGGGTGCTTTTTGGATGGGTCAGAGAGGGTTCTTTACATTCCAAGGAAACACCGTGCAGCAATTGCCGTGCGCCGTGCACGACTACGTGTTTGATGACTTTGAGCGGAGCCAGCAAAGCCAGATATGGGCATGGTCAAATGTTGAGTATGGAGAGATTTGGTGGTTCTATCCGTCTTCA